ACCTATGCGAGTGCAGTAAAAGCCTTCAACGCCTTCGCCGGTCTAGGACCATTTGGAGTAGTAGCAGGGATAGCAGCAGCGGCAGCAGCGGTAGCAGCGGGCCTAGCAAAAGTACAAATGATTAGAAGTCAGACACTTGCAGAAGGTGGAGAAGTAAAAGGCAAGTCTCCAAGTAGCAAAGCAGACAACATACCTATATGGGCGACTGCAAAGGAGTTTATACAACCAGTCTCGACTGTGAAGTACTACGGAAAAGATATAATGGAGGCAATGAGAAAGAAGCTGATCCCGAGGGAGATGTTTAAAGGATTGCCCGTTCCGGTCTATGCCGGTAGTTCTTCTCCGAAGAGAAGGTATGCTGGCGGTGGGCAAGTCACTGCCAGAAGTGGAGATAGTGGCGAGAAGGGTGCGAGTCAAGGAGCGGGTGGTATCAAGATTATGAACTACATAGATAAGACAGAATTTCTATCTGCTATTGACTCTCCTGAAGGTGCGGATGCGCTAGTCAATATCATTAGTCAAAATAGTGAGAAGGTTCAAAGAGTGCTCAAATGACTATAGCCGAAGACTACTTCACGATGCCTCCTAATTGGGAAAGTTCCCCGACTAGTGTCTTTGGGTTTAAGACACATTTCCGACGGTCGATAACAGGGTACGAGGCGAGGAATGCTCTACTAGCTTATCCAGTTCGCAAGCAAGAATATGTCGTAGACTTTCGGAGTAGCGACGAGAAGAACTATGTAGAGAGAAAACTATATGGAGGAGTGCAAAAACTTTGGGGCATCCCTTTTTGGGGTTTTGGCTCCTCTTTGACTGCTCAAGCTAGTTCGGGTCAGGCTGTCCTTCAGGTGGACACTACTACTTCTTTCTTTGAGATAGGGCAACCGATTTGTATATTCGATACTTATGATAATTATGAACTTGAAGAAATACTTTCTGTAACGAGTAGTTCGATCACCTTAAGTGGTAACTTACTATCTACGTGGCCAACGAATACTGAAGTATACCCGATGCTACAAGGTTATGTGGATGCGAGAGCTGTAATGTCTCAAGAGACTAGTATATATGGAGGAGTAGCAATCAAACAGAGGGACGTTTATGATGAAGACGTGACTCGTATACTAGGTAGTCATAACTTTGAGGAGCATAATGGATACTATGTCTTCAACAAGGAGCCTAATTGGGCTGATGGAGTAAAGACAAATATCCAAAGGCGGGTAGAAGTATTTAAGGCGCTGGCGATTGAATATGTAAAGACTTATCAGAGCGAGAGTGACTTATTACTACAGTTCGATCATTTATTTGTGAGCAAGTTGGAGTTGTACGAGATGGTGTCATTTTTTAATGCTATGCTCGGACGATGGAAACCTTTTTGGATACCTACTTGGACGAAAGATATAGTAGTAACAGAACAGATAGCGGATAGTGATACTACTCTCACGATAGAAGATATGGACTATGGGAGTTCGTGGTCGAGTAACGAGACGGTGGGCAAGTGGATTTACTTCTTACTCCCTGACAATACAGAAGCAATTAGAGAAGTAACAGGATGGCCGACTGCTACCACGATAACCATTGACTCTGGTTTAGGGGTAGACGTTAGCGAAGAAGCCTTGCCATATATGGTTAGTAGTTTTCTAGTAGCATCCCGGTTCAACTCAGACGAGTTGGAGATAAATCATATGACCTCTCAAGTATCGGAGGTGTCTTTTAATACTATATCACTACCGGACGAGACTATGAGTACGACTACGACTACTATTTAACAGGAGTCTACGTATGACGTTAGAAGTAAACGCACAAACAGAGAGACTAGCTCTTGCGAGAACTCGTAGGCCAGCGGAAGTATACAAATTCTGGAATACTAATAACACCTATTATTACACTAGTGCAGATGTGCCAATTAACTATGAAGGAAACGTTTATGTTCCCTCCGCCCTTAAGCGAGGAGGAACTAAACAAAGTCTTGATTTGACCGTAAGTAAAGTAAGAGTCATAACGGACTACTCCAGTCCGATAGTATCGGAGTACTTAGGACTATCTCCTCTAGAGCTAACCTTCATGGAGATCAAACGAGTATTTAGAGATCAGGCCACAAAGGAGGGACTCTCCGTCTTTATAGGAGTAGTTGGAGATGTTAGCTTTAAAGGTATGCAGTGTAATATGAATTGTGTAGGAATAGAGCGACTACTCCGACAAAAAAGCCCGAGACTACGATATCAAGCAAATTGCCAATTGACTTTGTACGGAACAATGTGTGGAGTAACAGCAGCAACTTATGGAGTCTCTGGAAATGTAGATAGTATAGCCTCGGATGGTATGAGTCTTACCATAAGCGAGGCTAGTGGATACGATAATGATTACTTCACTTTAGGATATTTGGAGAAGTCTGGTTCTCCTCAAAGAATGATAACTGACCATATAGGTAGCGAGATTCAATTAAGGCAATCTCTAGTAGGACTAGCACAAGATGATACTGTTACGATCTATCCGGGGTGTGATAAACTCATGGCTACTTGCTCATCGAAGTTCAATAATTTAGGCAATGATGCTCTAGATAGATTTTTAGGATACCCGTACATCCCGACAGACAATCCTACAATGTGGAAGGGGTAAAGTGGCAGAGGAACTATTTGCAGACGAGGAAGTAGCTTCCATACTCCATGCCGAGTTAAAGTCATGGTTACGGACTCCTTACAGACATTGGGCGGGAGTCAAAGGAAAAGGGTGTGACTGTATTCACCTAGTGATAAAGTCTCTTGAGGTAGTAGATGCTTTCAATGGAGCTGCAATAGTAATTCCGAAGTATACTCAAGATTGGCATTTACACCGTGGAGATCCTCGGATGAAGGACTTCATTGAAAAGATGCTACCGAGTATCATGTTCACGGATAAGAGTGTAGTAAAGAATGGAGATGTTGTCTTGTTTCAGTATGGGAGACAAGCTGCACACTGCGGGATTTATTTTGACAATGAAGTATACCAAGCTATAAACGAGATGGGAGTCCATACGAGACAATATACCGACAAAGACTTCTATGAGCGAGTAAAGTATATCTATAGGGCAATAAAGATATGAGCTTTCTAGTACCGAGTACGCCAAAACCGAAGAAACCAGCAGTAGAGGAGTTTAACATCCCTGACTGTTCGGAAGGTATAGTAATGGGAGATCTTCTAGGAGTAGGTAAGTACTCCGGGAATATTTTTTGGTATGGTAATGCTAGAAGTAAAAAAATCAAAGAGAAGCAAAAAGGAGGGAAAGGCGGAGGAGGCTCGTCAAAAATAGTGGTGGGGTATAAATACTACTTGAGCTGGGCAGTAGGCCTAGTAGTTGGTCCAGTTGACGAGTTACTTACTGTTTGGAACGGAGAAGATGCTATATGGTATGGTAACTTAACCAGACCTGCATCGGGAGGAGTAAGTAGCATAACTTTAGAGAACATGGGAACGGCCTACTTTTATTTTGGTACTACGGATCAGCCTAGAAATACTGTAATGGATGCTGCACTAGGAGCGTCCACTAATGGCCCTTCTCGGAATCTTTGCTATGTCTTTTTTAATGATTGTTTACTAGGAGAGTCTAATCGAGTACCTCGGATAGACTTTGTTATAAGGAAGAGTCCTACATATTCATGGTCTAGTCACGAGACTATAACTGATTATGACTACAATCCTGCTCATGCGATCTATCATATTATTAAGGAGCATACCGAGTTACCGATATCTCTGATTGACGAAGACAATTTTGAGTCTGTTGCGGAGGCCCTACATTTTGAATACAGGGGAGTCAAAGTCAGTATGACAGAAGAGAGAACGGGTATGGAGTATATTGAAGACATACTAACTCATATAGACGCTTCTTTATTCTATGCCGACAACTCAAAATTTAAACTGAAGTTGTTGAGAGGAGACGAGGACACAGACGATATTCCGAGTTTTTCAGAAGTAGATTTTATAGACGAGCCAGCAGTAGACCGCAAGAGCTATACGGAGTCAGTCAATGAAGTAAAGATAGAGTTTGCTCCGGTATCGGGTGATGGGATCTTCATAGGCCAGTCAGTAGGAGAGAGTTTTGATGCCGACGATGATTTTACAGGAATAGATTATTCGAGACCTAGTGCCGTAAGATGGACGAGAGCAATCACAGATACTTACGAGTCTCCTCCTAGAGACATTGACTACATCATAAGTAATGCACTGCAATTTTCAACAGGTGTCAGCTTAACTCCTTACTACGAGTGTACATATACCTCGACTTCCACATTTTTTGGAGACTTTAATTTTAGTTTCAATATAATAAATCTCTCTGGTGGCATGAGTGGTGGAAGTGAAGGAATATGTTGGTTTCCAAAAGTTCATATAATTGATACAGAAGGGAATACTATAGCTTATATAGGATATAACTACAACGGTAGTTACGGTACGGATGCCTGGGGGAGTGTAAGTTTCTATAATCACAATTTTGTAGGCGGAACTAATAGCCATATAGAGATGAAGAGAGAAGGAAATGTAATATCTGCTAGAGACGACAGTTCTGGTAGTTTTTCTAGTTGGGATCAGATAGGAGACGAAACCGAAGAGGTTAGAGTTAAGATCGAGGTAAGTAGTACTCGTACAGGAGGAACTGGTTTTACAATCAATATAGATAGTTTTACAATAACTTATGGCAATGTCATGCAAGGCGAAGTCTCGATTCCTGACGGAGCGATAGATATTACAAAAGCACTAGTAACAGCAGACGACCTTGGATTGAAGACTCTACTCGGAAGAGTTGTTAGTAAAACTGCTCAAATGCCTATGTACTCTACAGACGCCAATGCTAATTGGATAGGAGAACGTATGGTCAGGCGAGAGGCATTTCCTTTTATGAGTGGAGTGCTTCGGCTTCAATACTCGTCATTCAAGTTAGAGCTAGGAGACTTATTTAAGCTATCTATGCCTCTATACGGTATTACTGATATGGTATGCCGAGTAATGGGGAAGTCACTAGGTGATATCGAGAACGATCAAATAGACATCGAGTTTCAAGAAGATCCTGACTACTTTACACAATCTGCTAGTCTGCCACTACCTTTGAGAGAACCGGCGGCGATTGATTGGAGTGTAGCCGCACTAGAAGACATAAGTATAATGGAGGCTCCTTATGTTATAGTCGGGGAAGAGATTAATATAATACCTTTGGTCGGGAAGCAAAAAGGTACGGAGACAGGATTTGAACTACACATGAGTATGGATGGAGGATCTAGTTACTCATTCGTAGAAGATGTAGATACTTTCTGTATTCACGGAACACTAGTCTATGGTATTGACGAGCATTTAACTACGTTGGATAAAGGAAGTACTGGATTGACTATTGACTTTGACCTAGACGACGAAGTCAGTGCAATCGAGACGATAACTAGAGTAGAGTTGCTATCTGGAGGCAATATCTCGTTGATAACAGAGGGTACTGGTTATGGGGAGTTGATTGGATTTGAGACGATTACCCCTGATCCGGTAGTAGAAGGAAGGTATAAGTTAACTAATTTATTTAGAGGACAGTATGACACGAGAAGTCCTTCTTGGTCAGCAGGAGCAGACTTCTACTTTATAGGTGACTCGTATACTCTAGTAACTCACCCACAGCTTATCAAAGGAACAACGAGATACTTTAAATTAGTTCCTTATAATAATACGAACATTGGAGATATCTCAGAATATTCAGGGACTAGTCATACCATCGTCGGACGAGCATTTGCACCTTACTTTGTAGACAACCTAGAATTTAATGGATACAGTATCAATCCTACATATGTAGACGGGAACGATGTTGAGTTGACTTGGAATCCACGAGTAAGAGGAGAAGGGGCGGGTCTAGGAGATGCCGACTCTGTAGTAGACGCATCCCCAACTTGGGAAGGACTTTTTGAAGTAAAAGTATATGTGAGTGATACGCTGAAGAGAACGACTACAGACATAAACGATGAAGAGTGGACTTATACCAATGCAATGAATGTATCTGATAATTCGACTCCGGCTAGTGAGATTAGATTTGATGTAGTCAACTTTAAAACGACGGATGGAGTAAGGTACGATAGTCCTACGATGTCAGGTACAGTCACAAAATTATCGAGCACGACAACGACTACTAGTACCACGACGACTACCACGACTAGTACTACGACAACTACAGTGTAGTATAAGGAGTAACAATGACTCAGAC